TCAGTTACGATTCCAGGTGTAACAATACTTGATTTTGATATACTACTACCTATTCCAAGTCTAGGCATTTTATTAACCTATATAAGCTATTACTGCACCAGAAGTTAAATCTATAGTAGTCCATCTACCATAAATAGTTACTCCAGCAGGTATTGTTTCAGATGCCATTGTATTTCCATTATAACTTCCAACACCATAACCATTAGTAGTATCAAGTGGTGTTAATGCATTAAATACTGTATCTTCTATACATTGTATAGCTACAAAATTACCACTAGATGGTGTATGCACTGAAGTATCTGAAATGAATTTTGCTCCTGCTTGTCCCATAGAAGCGTTTTGAGCTTCCTGAACTGTAAGAGCCTGTAGGCTTGTTTTGCTTGACATTTTATTCTCCCTTCGAGTTGTACTTTAAGCTCTTGTCTTGAGCATGAATGTACTATTTTATGTTATCTTATTGCGTGTGAACCAGAAGAAGTTATTCTGACTCCACTAATTCTTGAATTTTCGTGTTTCTCTATCATTTTTTTAAACTCACGCATTGCATACTCACGTAGTTTAATTTCACCAGCATCTTCCGCTAGTTTAGCTTTCACGTAATATACTAAAGCCTTCTGTAAATATAAAGGTAAATCTAATTCAAATGATTCATCTTCTAATGCAGAAATATCATAATACATTGTAACTGTTTCCTCAAAATCTGTCCATGATGAGTTAGCCCCTGAATATAATGTATCTAATTCAATTATATCACCTGTACCACCACTATTTGCAAAAGAATTAATCTTATGCAATCCATTAAACTTCCCAGCATTGGATAATACTATATAACCTCCTGCGTCCATAGTAGTATCGTAATTACGAACATCAGGTCCTTTAAGTTGTAGTTTACCGCCACTAGTAGCTCTATATTTTACTAAATCTGTATGGATTGTATCTGTTATATTTATTCTGTAATTAGGAGCATATACATATTTAACTTTTAATCCATCTGCTATAGTAGTTTTAGGTGAATCCCATTTTTGACGAGATGCTCCTGGACCATAATCTTTATTATTAATATCATTATCAAAGCTAACGTCTTTCTCAACGATAGCTACTTGATTACCTTCTATATACCATGCATATTCTTTACTTGTAGCCATTATTCGTCATTCGCATCTTTTGTTTTTGGTTGATGTATCATTCTTGGAATACTTCTGTATTCATCTTTAGAATTTAAATGATTTTTAACTCTTATGTCAATCATTTTTAACATTTCATTTGGAAGAGTATAAAATCTTTGGTCTGTTGTTATATCAAATGTTTCAACTCTAGTATGAGTTTCTGTAAGCATATTAATTTCTTCCAACCCATCTTTAATATAAGCAACAGCTCTACCAGTTGCATTAGTTCCTACTCTTTCCATTAATTCTTTAATATTCATATTATCTCCTATGCTATATCATCTAAAATTGCAGCTATTTCTATCAAAGCATTTTCTCCACTTGTACCATCAGCAGCAGGAGTTCCATTTGTTACTGAGCAAGTCATTGCACGTAAATTTGCTACTGTACAATTAGGAAGTTTTAAAGCTATAGTATCTCCTGGAGATATAACTATTAAATTACTATCATTATAAGCTGGAGTATCATCGTTTATAGAGAACATTACACTAAAAACAGAATCTATATTTTCATTTGAATCTGTATATCCAGTATGTTTAATTAGTAAAAATTTATATTTATCTCCAGTTGCAACTGATGTTGTTGGAGCCATTAAATAATCATCATTTGTATCTAATATAGCAGCACTTGAATGAGTTACTTGTAATTTTTTATATACCCATTTATCATTAGCATCAATAGCAGAATATGACATTGAACCTTTAAATCTTTTTCTTATTTCTTCTGGTAATATTTTAAAAGATAAGCTACCTTCAACACTTTCATTAGCCATTATTTATCTTCCTTTCTTTGAGTTTTTTCTTCTTTTGGTTTAGGTGTTTTTATACCTAATAATGAATTGTATTGATTCATAAATCCAACGTATTGAGAAGAATACCATTTATACTGAACAGCAGCTTCTTCTAAATCATTTTTAAATAAATTTACTTCTGAAGCATATAATTCTATTTCTTTAGTATACTCATCTAATTGTACCTTTGTTTTTCTATCAGCATTTTTAGAAAGATTCTCTAAATCTGCTTTAAATACTTCTAATTCTTTTTCATATAATTTAGATTCTTTATCAAACTTTTTAGAATATAAATCCATCTCTTTATCGAACACAGATAATAATTTATCTGATTTATCAAAATCTTCTTGATTTATACTTGACATTATATTTGTAAGTTTTGAATTTGGTAAAGTTACCTCAAACATAGGTATTTCTGGAAAATCAACATCTTCAATATTTAAATCAGGCATATTAGGAGCAGTTGGTAATGTAGGCATATTATTATTAATTTCAATAGCTTTAGCATTGCATATCATTGCAGATGCATATAAACCTAATAAAGGTTCGTAATCAGTTGGAAAGTTATCTACTGTTCCAGATAAATAATTATCTCCTGCAGCTATACCAGTATCATAATTAACTTGAGTAACTACTATATCATTATTACCACCTCCTGCACCAGGAACTACATATATCTTACCATCTAATTCATAAAATCCAGGATTATATTTAGACCTATAATTTAAGCTATCTTTATCAGTTGCTTCATATCTTAAAGCTGGATTAATAGGAGTTGCAGGTCTTAATATATCTGTACTATCATGTTCTCTTGTTACAGAAAGTATTTGACCTTGCTTTTCAACATAAGCTGTGTGATTTGTTGTAGATGTAAATTTAGATAGTTCTTGTGGTTTTAATGTAACAACATTATTAACAGTAACTACAACTGCATTTTTTAATATTTCAGTTAAATCAGATGTAGATGGACTTGTAGAAGCTCCTATGTCTATCTGAGTTAACCCTTCTATATGTTCTTCAAAAGTTGCCATTATACACTAGCCACAAAAACTTCAACATCTACTGTATTAGAAGCTGTAAACACAACTATACTTTCTAAATCAACTAAATCTGTTACGAGGTTAGCATTAGCATCACTTACTCCTACACCATCTTCTGGATTACCCATTATAAAACTTTGTTTAGGTTGTAATCTTATACTGCCTGAAGTATCGGCAGCTGTATCATCTTCTCCAACATCTATTTGCAAACTTATTGTACAAGCTTCAGAAGCATCTTTATTGCTAATTCTTATATATTTAACATCTTGAATATCTAAAGGTGCTAAAGCTGCATCTGCTACAGAACTATGAAATACCACTACTGTAGTTTCTGAATTAGCAGGACAAGTAACTATTCTTTTAAAAACTTCATTAACAGAACCTACTGTAAAACTATTAGTAGAACCTTGTTCTTGTCCATTTAAATTTACAGACTCTGTATGTGTTACGGTAAGTGTTGCGGGCGTTATTGTTGTCGCCATTTAAAATCTCCTTAAGTTTGAGCCTACTCCCCTTTTTGGAGAAACAACCAAGAAGGAGAGCAGACTCGTTTTTTTTATTTAACTTATGATAAAGTTACAGGAGCAGATTCAGCTAATAATACTAGTAATTTAATTTTACCAGCACCAGCAACTGTATTAATATCTACATCTATAGTATCTGATGAAGCATAATATTTGCCACTTGCAACTCCAGCTTCTAAGGCAGAACCTGATGCATCTATTATTGTATTGACTGCAACAGAACCAGCAGTTCCATCCCAACCATCAACAAACATATCAGCATTATCGCCATCGCCTACATCTATATCCATAGAACCAGCAGTGATTGCAGATGTAACAAGTATTTTAACACCTAATACATAAGAACCAGCAGGTACTGTACAAACAGGATATACACCAGCTGTAGAAGTAAGGTCTAGCTCATTACTTAAACGCCATTTAGCATTACTAGCAATTTTATCATCGAACTTATTTTGTCCATACATTGGATTTGCCATACTCTACCTCCTTATAACCAGATAGCGTGAGATTCAGGCATTGACCATTCCATCCCAGCTTCTGTTAAGATTAAATCTACTCTTCTGTCGACCCCAGAGTTTTCTAGTGTTTGAACACCAACGTAGACTGAAGTATCTCTGTTAAGACCGTTTCCAACAAGAGGTCTATAAGCACAGTTCTTCATATCAATACCAATCATTTTAATGTTAGTACCATCTAAGTGAATATTTCTAGCCACATTCATATCACCGTAAGGTGTTGAGAATGTAGTAATATCTACACCTAGAACTTTTTTCTTGCCAGTCATTGCAAAATCAGCTGTGTACATAGCACCTCTATTATCAGTAGCATTACCTAATGATAGATTGTTATGTATGTAACCACCTAATTTGTGCATCCAGTTATAAACTGCTGTACTAACAAAAAATACAGTCGCACCGCCATTATTGTATCTTGGGTCTTTGTAGCTAGACATATCATCTAAAAAGCTGTCAGCAGTTTTAGTAGCAGTATCCAAAGTAAATTGGTTACCGTATCCTAAAATATAATCTACTGCACCTTGAGTTGTGTAATATGTATCGCTTTGAGAACCAAACAGCAAGGAAGATTCCATGTCAAACTTATGTTCAATTAGTTTTTCTTTCCAAACTCTAGCCCATTCGTTACCTTCATACTTAAGTGAAGTTGCACGAGCAGTGTTCGTCATTGCACATGAAGTTTTCCATATTTGAGTTCTTCCATAAGCTGTACTATATGGCTGGTCTTTCCATGTCTCAGGGTAACCTTCACCTTCGCCATGAGCAGTACCTACAACATAAGAACGAGAACCTTCTAGAGTTTCAGAAATTGATTTATCAGCAACTACTTCATCTCCAGCAGAGTCGTTTGAAGGACTAAAGTTATCAGTATGGAATGATGCAAGCTCATTTGCTGAAGCAGCAAGCTTAACAATTTGTCCATCTACTCTAGCACATTCTTTACTATCCTTAGTTAATCCAGCAACAACATTGCTTACTTTAACTATATGGTAATCAGTTGGTGCTCCTGCACCTCCAGCAGCTGTAGTTACAGGTATTTTAATTAACTGACCTGGTAGGAAAAACTCAGGAGAAGTTCCTGTACCCCCTACAGTAACGTCAGTAGCTGTATTACCGTAAACATTTTGAATATTACCAGCTGATTTCCAATCAGTAGCCATATACAACTGAACATTTTGTCCAGCTGCTGTTACTGCAGCTCCTGCATCAGAACGGTCTAATTCTGCATCTGCAAATTCATCAGAACCATTGCTGACAAATCCCATTACATATGCGTATCTTTTGTGGTATGAACCTCTTTTTTCAGTAAATTTAAACTGAGGGTCATCCGTTGGTTTTTTACTTACTTTACTAACAAAGCGAAAAAATGGGTCTTGAGCTATTGCTAACTCAGAAACTCTGTCACCAAAATTATACTTACGTCTTAAATCCCCAGTATTCAGACTATTGCCTGCTCCTGGAGCCTGTCCGCTATCAAAATCGGTAACACCCAATTCGCTCAGTTGAACGTAATCATTTAAAGCCATTTCTAACTCCTTCTTTCTTTGATTTGGGTTTAAGTTAGGTTTGGCTCAAGTGCCTTAACCTAACAGTTCTTCTATATTTCCATCTGAGTTAAGTAGTGCATCAAATGCATCGTCATTTATACTATTTGTTTTACCTGCATTATTTGAACTACCGACACTGGTAGGTATGTCACGAACATTCTTCATCTGATTAATCATATCTTTTTTAGTAGCATTAGCGACATTAGCATTAACTTTATTTTGATTTACCATTGCGTACATATCATCAAAAGTTATACCTCTTTCATTAATCCTAGATTGAGCTTCTGTAGCAAATGAACGAAATTCATCTTCAGTCATTCCATGTTTTTGCATAAATTCAGCAGCTTGTTTTTTTACAGTTTCATTATGCCTACTTTGTTCGGCTTGTTGATTCTGTTGATTGATTATTTCGTTAGCTTTTTGATTTACAATATTAGATACCATATTATCAAAAACTTTACGAGAATCAGATTGTGGATTACTTACCATGTCATCGGGGTCAAATTCAAAATCATCATCAAGCTTTAATTGCTCTTTCATGTTTGTATTAACCTCGCCTCCATTTTTAAAATAATCTCGAACATGATTTACTAAACCATTATCTTTTTTCATCGCATCTAACACTGGAACGAAAGGTTTCAACTCATTAAGTTGGGCTTTCAAATTCTGCGCTTCACGACTGGAATCACTGTATCGTTTTTTCAGACTGTCTAACTCAGGGGTTTCTGAACCTTGTGATACCGATGCCTCAGTTTTAACTGTTTGATTGGAGCTCTGATTATCAGAGGTTACCTCAGTTTGTGCTTCAGGCTTTTCAGGCTCTTGTACTAAACCATTAACGCTTTCGTCAAGAGCGGAAAAGAAATCATCACTTTCGGAGCCAAGAACAGCATCATTTACTGCTTTTGGGTTACCTTGTATGTTTTCTTCATTATCCATAGTTATTTTTCTCCTTTATTATGAATGTAATATAAATTCAAATTTATTATTTTTCCAAGTCTTTATTTTTTTGTTGAAATTTGTTTTCATCATTTTGAACTTCCTTCCTAAAATGTTTCATCTGAGCTTTACTTTCAAGTTCATCTTTATATATACTTGATTTAGCATCATGAGTCTTTTTACTAACTTCAACATTACCTTGCATAATTTTATTTTTAATACCTGCTTGAACAAGTTGCCTAGTAAGTGTTTCAATTGTTCCAGTTTTTTCTTTAATTTCTTCATCTTTACCTGCCAATTGACCTTTAAGTTGAGAATATAAACTTTTACGTTTAACGATACTTTCTTTATTTTTAATATCTGTTTCTGCTAATACAGCAATATCATCAACAACTCCAAGATTCATAAGTTCTTTTAATTCAGCTAAATAAGCCCATCTATTAATTGGTAAGGTAGAGCCAGCAACTATTTTAACATCAAATTTAGCAGATGAATAATCTTTCCATTTACCGATAGCTTGACCTAAATCATTATACATTGGAACGTTTATTTCAACTTGTCTATCTTCTTGAATAGCATTTGGTTGAACAATTCTAAATGTTTTATGAGCAGTATATACAGATTGAGAATATTCTTTAACTACAGTACCTAATTGTTTTAAAGCAGGTTCAATGCAATGTTTCATCCAATATTTAATTCTTCTTGTACCATACTCATCCATAGCTAACATACCTTTATAAGGCATATCTTGAGTTGCTCCAGTATCTCCCATCTGAGATGAGAATATACCTGCTAAATATTCCATATCTTGTTTTCCAGTTTGAGTTAAACTAAAAAATGCATTATTTAACTGAAATGGTTGCACTGGAGTAGGTGGATTATAACCTTGTCTCATTGGTAATAATGCTCCAGGTGCTGATGAATATTTCTCCCAATAATCTGTATCTACGCTACCTTCTTCATATACCCATCTTAATGAACTACCTAATGATGCATTATGTATCATAAGTTGATGAGCCTTATTAATTTCTCGTTGTTTTCCAATTAATGGCGATACAGCTGACATAGGAAATGGTGTGCCTGTCCATTTATAATGAAAAGGAACAATAGGATATTCAGATACTGGCAAGTACTTGATATACAATGTTTTATCACCTACTACGCAACATAGTTTAACTACAGTTTTATGAAACTCTATAGCTTCTACAACTCTACTTTTAAATGTGTTATCCTTTAATAATACATCATATTCTTCTTTAGTAATAATTTTGTTATCTACTTTGGAAGCCTCTTCTTGCAATTGATGTCTAACTTCTACAGCAATAGATTCCATTTGCTTTTCCATCATTTCCTGTTCTTTTTGCATTTCAAGTTGCATTCTTTCATTTAGCATCTTACCTTGTTGAACAGCATTTTGCATTTCCATCATAGTTTCTTTTAATTTAACTTCCATCTCAGCTCTTTTTTTAGAAATTACAATTTGAGCTTGTTGTTGTATTTCTTGTATTTTAGCTTCATCTGGAGGTATTCTATAAAACAAATTAACATATTTTACTTTTTCTTTTTCATACATTTCAAAAAATTCTATTAATTCATTTTCTTCCTCACTATATAAAGAATTATTACTATTCATATCTTTATATCCAAAATCTTTTTGACTTAAATCTGTAGTCTTTTCAGTATAATTTTCATATTCTGTTTCATTAGAAGATGCTGCCATTATCTTTCTTTTGCTGTCAGGGAACAATTGGACTAGGTGTCCTTTTGGTAGTATTTTTCGGATTAATATGTAGGCAGCATCTCTAAATAATATATCTCTTGACTTGTTATCTACATAAATATCAAATGGGTCTGGCTGTTTTATAACTACTTCTCCCATACCATTATCGGCATCAGGGTCTACTGTAACCATTAAATAGCCCATAGACTTAGTTACAGAATCATTAATAGCATTAGATAAAATAGTATCTCCATCAGATAAATTCCATATATAATCTGCTATATCAGAAAATACAGAAGCAATATCACTATCACTTCCTTCTGTTCCAACAGCTTGCCATCTTGGTGATTTAGCTGTTGCATAAAAATTTAACATTTCTACTACAGGTATAATCCTGTTAATTGTAAATGTAGGCATTCCTTGTTCTTCAAGAGAAACTTTTTCATCATAAGTTAATTGATTGTCATTTGCAAAATCATAACCTTTTTGATTAATATATTCCCATTGAACTCTATTTTCAGTTTTAGAGTATTGATATACCTCATGTATTCTATCTGCTACTTTATCTTTTCTTTTAGCCATTAATTCTCCATTATGCTATAACCCACGATTTAGCTGCAGGTCTTTTTTTATAAAATCTTTTATCTTGTTTACCTTCTTCGTGAATACCAACAGGGGGGTTTGCATATTTACATGCATATGCTAATGCATCTATTACATCATCATGTCCCATACGTGGTCCAAAAGTTACTATTTCATGTTCCAAATCATATTGGTCTTTTTTTAAATGTATTTGACCAATAGCAAATCGTTGAGCTAATATCTCTTGTATTCTATCACGTTTACTCATTCTAGTTCCTGGTTTTTCTTCTTTAAATCTAACAGAAAAATCATTTCTTCTTCTTGTTTCTGCTCTTAATGCTTGAAAAACAGGCTTAGACATTGTAGTGTCTTCAACTATAAATAAACTAGGATGAAAAATATCTGAGTAATCAAACATATAATCTACAATACCTTTATTTCTTTCTCCTGGTATTCCCAGAACTGGTATTCCTCTTTTTCTCATATAATCAAGTACATAAATATTATTATCTGAATCTACTGCTATAACAAGTATAACAGAAAAATCAGCATCTCTTCTAGCACTATCTGTAGCTGGGTCAACTCCTGCAAAAATATTTACTGGTTTTAATTCTCCATCTATATTCAAAAAACAAATATCACTTTCTTCTTCATATTGGAATTTACCTTCCCAATATTTAATATGGTCTCTGGTAAACATAGAGTCATCAGCAGACTGAACTTCCATCATATATTCTTGGTAAAACTTATATGGTTGACGTGAGTCTGCGTAGAATTTCTTTTTACGCTCCATTTCTTTTTTACCAAACCAGCTATTCCATAGCATGGTTCCATCATCCATTATTGCTTTCTTGAGAACAACATCCCAAGAAAAATGTTCACCTTGTTTAACAGACTTTTCATAATTGACGATGAGATTATTAATGAAACTATCGTAATGAACAGGTGTACCATTAATTCTAAGCCTACCACTACCAGGCTCAAGAGCAGGAAAAACAACAGCCGTAATAAGGTTAGAGTTTTTGGCTCTTGCTTCTGGCGTAATCGTGTTATTCTCATCTTCAAAATCATCAAGAATTACTAAATCGTAACGCTTGTGTAACTTAGCTCCACCTCTAATACCTGAAATATTAGATTTTGAAATAAGTTTACATCCATTGGTTGTTTCTATATCTGTTTCTGTCCATTTTGTGCCTTTTAAGCTACCGAAATAATACAAAATTCTTTCATTGAATTCCAAATGGTATTTAATATAATCCATATTACCAGTTGCAAGTTTAGCTGTAGCAGATACCCAACCATAAAATAAAGGTTCTTTTGTAAAACAAAAAGCTTGAAGTATGTCACATTTAGTAAGTACAGTCTTACCGTGACCTCTAGGAAGTATAATAGCAGTTTGTCTTTTTTCCTTATCTGTAATAGTATCTGCTATTTCATAGTGGAAAGGAGGCGTTTCTGACCTGAGGAAGTCATCTTGCAGGAATAATTTTCCAAAAGCAATTAAATCCTTTGAGGCTAATTGAAGTGCCTCCTCTTGTTTAGACACATTGTGTTTATTTATATTCGCCACTATTTTTTCTTTTTTACTACTTTTTTCTTACCTTTAACTGGTTTTCCCATTCTTTTTCTTCCAGCTGCTTTAGCTTTAGCTGATGGTCTACCACGTTTTTTACCGTATGTACCTTTACCGTATGGCATGTTTATCTCCTTTCTTTGGTTCTAAATCTTCCAATTTGATTATATCGTCCATATAGCACCTCCCCTCCATAATCTTCTATTATTGTTTGTGCAAGTGAACTTCTCCACCATTTACATCCTTTATTAACAACATTACTGGGTATTGCCTTTGGTTCTTCGAACCAATGACAAATACTATTTTCATGCAAACCACAATCTAAGCAATTACTCTTCGAGTTCTTTAGGTCTTTGTGCGACATCTATCATATCATTAGTTAAACCTTGAAACTGAACACCAGTAATTTGCTGAACCTTTGCAGAATTCTTATCTTCTAAATCTAATATATCAGATAGTTTAAATAGAGCTTTAAGCTTAGTATCATCTTTTTCAGCAGTCTGAGCTACTATCTTAATGTTTTCAAGAACCATCTTTTCATCTATATCTAATTCCTGTAGTATTGGTTTTAATTCTTCTTTCACAGCGGTTTTAATCCTCTCCGTTTTAATTAAGTTTACAGCTTTCATTCTAGCATATTGTTTATTATTAGTAGGAAAAGCCTTAATATATGCGTCTTCAGGGGATAAACCCTGTGATACGTAAGTAACAAAAAGCTCTTCATTAGCTGTCATCTTTCTTCTATTAGCTACAACTTGTTCTGGCGTAGAATCTCCTCCAAATGAGTATATATTAGTCCTTCTATCTGTATCCATGAAAGTATCTTGAAGTACTAAAAAGGTACCTGTGCAAGTACCTACGTATGCTCTATTACCATTCTTCCTAAGCATAGCACCTTTTCTTAATATCTGTATTATGCATCTATCATCTGCCAGTACCCAATCTCCTATATTACCCATACGCCAGTTAGTTATAACCTCTATATGAGGCGGAACTTCCTGCTTATGTTCGTATACTGTATGCTTAATACCTTTTACTTTATAATATCTCACGCTTCTCCAACTTCATATAATGAATCCATAGCTTTAACATCTTCTTCATCAAAGTAATCTGTTAAGTAATCCCAGCTACAGTCTATAGGCCCTGAAAAGCTATCTTCATCTATAGTTTCACATATATATTCTACGGTGCCCTCTTTCTTATTGTAAGCTATTTCTAGTCTATATACGGAGCATCCCTTAGCTAATCTTTTCTTCTTATCATCTATATCAGACATAATCATACCCCCTTAAGCTATGTGAGCAAATCCCTAAAAGATTTGTGAACCTAACCTTACTTAAGCTTACTGTAGCTTAATTACTAGGTTAAATCAATTTCGTTAAAAATGAATTTATATAAGTTATATACTTTTTTTTTAATAATCAATAGTTTTTTTAAGAGCTTAAGTTGCTGTAAATAAAGGACTTACGAAATTAACATACCAAGCGGTCGGTTTTGGGAAAGCAATCCTAGAAAAAGTTTCAAAAATTTGGGGATTTTAGTGGAGGTCTAGAGTTCATAAGCCTGCCCCGTTGATTCGCATTTTTTATATGCGATTTTCGTTAATTCTCATTTTAAATAGAAAGGAATGTAATTATGAGATATATTAAAGTGTTTTTCCAAAAGATAGTTAGTAGTAAGTCGGACGACTATTGGTATGCCTATACGAATCGTCCTTCATACTCTGCTTCTGTTAGTTTGAACGGTGCCTCTCAAAGCTTCTCTGTATCAGTCAGAAACAGAGGTGCTCAGACAACCACAAAGGCTGGTCAAGATATTACTATGTGGCTGTCTTCGGACGATGTGTCTGACGAGGAATGTCTGCTTTATCGAGACACCTTTGGCTCTGTTGCCTATCTTCAAGTTGACGGGGACAATCAGTTTACATTGATGTCCGAGTCTGACTTCAAAGGTCTTGGCGATGACGGCCGTCAGTCTCTTGTTACTCAGCTTACTGTGTAGCTTGTCCCCTTTATTGGGGATATTTGCCTAATAACGGCGATTTTGTGTGCAGTATGTAGCTTCAAGCTTACTCCTCCGTAACTTTCATACGTGCTGCACATACACAATATTATATAAATAAACGTCAACTAAACAAGGAGAGTCAATGAGTTATAGTGATAAAAGGCTATTAGAACGTTATAAAACGTACATATTACACTGTTTTATGACATTCTTATGCTTTAGCCTTACTTTAAGTTTAACAGCCTTATTTCTACGTATTATGAAATGGGTATTTTAAGTTATTTTGGTTGAACACAAATGGTCTTGGTAGTAGTTATCAAGCGAAAGTATAACAGCGTAAATAAGTGTTATAGCCATTATATTTTACATTAAAGATTTAGAGAGATGAGTCTACGCAAGTAGAATGTGAAGATAGCGTTGAGAATCCAGGTGAAACACCTTGACTAATTATCAGAATAACTATCAGGTTGATTACCGCACAATCATCTCTCTAATAAATTTAGAGAGGTATATATAATCTGGCAGTGCACAAAAAGTTAAGATAAAAGCGAGCGAAAGGCCCCAGACTTAACAGTTGGCTGATGGACTATACAGCATCAGATGCCTCTCTAATAACTAAAACAATCACAAGCCATAAAGGAGAATAAATGAAAGAACCACAATTCGCTATAAATAGAGGTCAAGGATTCTCTATTACATTTAGTAATGGTATAACAGTATCAGTACAGTTTGGAGACTTCAGCTACTGTAATAATAAAGATAAAGAAAATAGAGAAAGACATGCTATGCAAGAAGATAATTATGGTGGTAGCAGATATTCATGTGAAAATGCTGAAGTAGCTATATTTAATAATAAAGGCTGGCTAACTAAAGAATATAAAGATGAAGGTGATGATGTATTATCTCATATTGAGCCAGATGAAGTAGCTAAAATTATACAATGGTGTATAAACTATAAAGAAGAGGGAGGCGTTCCTAATGAGTAAACGAGCAAAAGAAGTCGAAGCACAAGTGTTTGCAATACTTGACATAGTTAATAATAATTATGCTCAAGCTATTAAACTAGTGTGTGACGATATAGAAGTAAAAGAGTCAACCATAAGAACTAAGGCTATCGAAAGATAGTATTGGCTCGTGATAAAGAAATGGGGGTGAGGTGGAGCTATCTTGCCCTCTTTTCTTTAAATAAATGTAGTGTTTTGACAATTTCAATGATATTTATAGAGGAGATGATAATGGGATTACATATAAAAGATATATTTAAACT